TTGATAGGATATCAAACATGTTAACATTGTAACATATTTTCAGTACAAAAGCAATCTTATCTGGCTAAAATTTGAGTCACATCGCCCTGAGTACTTACAAACTTGACACGTACATATGGGTGAAAACCATCGATGATGTATCCTTCAGTACCGGTGTTATCCAAGTATGGATAACTATTACCAATATTATACCAATCTGCATCAGGTAAGGTAGACCCTTGTACCTGTGCGTTACCGCTATATCCTTGGAATAAGGTTTGTATAGTCAACAAAGGATTGTCGGTCGTATTGATAATACTGCTGTAATAAGTCTCTGTACTGTTATTAGGTATGCTATGACTAGGAATAGTTACATTAAACGCAGGAATAAAACTAGGTAAGATACTATTAACTATTTCTACGGTTCCTCTAGCACTTGCTTCGCTGTTGACAAACACCGGATAGTTATATCCATTTTCAGCCATTTCTAGTGTATAGTAGCAATATTGAGTATCAATATCTTCTAATTCTACAGGAGATATAATGACCTCGCACAATCCGTTCAATGCTAGTGTAAGAGTTAGTAGTTTCTCTAGGATAATTTCTTCACCATTATAACTAATTAATCTAAAAATGATTTCTCTGCTGGTAATGTTTACAGCCTTTTGTTCCTGATTTAAGAATTGAAACTGTAGCTTGTTATCTACGCCTTTATTAAGTCTTAGGTTCTTTGCATACACTAGTTGATACCTCCTGGCTGAATTACCGCTAAAATACACAACAATTTGTCTGGGGGTGAAATAATAAACACTTGTTGAATACACGATAAATTTGCTCCTATATCTTATTTATAAAAATATATTGGGCAAGTACTTTTGATAAATAAACCGTATATAATAAAAATGATTAGCAACGATTTCTTTAAAAAACTAACAGAAAATCATCCCTTTATCACGGTTTGCTCATACGCCGGGCAAGATTATGTTGGTATTGTTCAAAACAGGGATGATGTTGTCACCACTATATATGATTATGGATCTATCATACATGGTGAACTTCGTGAAAGATTCTTAGAATTAGGAGACACTTGGTGGTGGGAAAGTAACAGACTAATCCCAATCAACATGTTTCTTAAAGAAGATTGGGGACCGTTCAAGCCCTATCTTAGGACTTTCAATAACAAGAGTTTAACTATAATTCACGGTCCAATATGTAGTATGCTAGAATTAAACAAGCGCAAATCAAAAAGAAAATCAATCACCCTCGTTAAGAGAATGCCCTGATTCTGCAAGTAGATTCATATGCACTACCACTAGTTGTGCATACGCAAGACTGTGACTTTTCTTAAAACTATACCCGTCATCATTCTTATCCCAAACAGTCTTATTAACATCAACCCAGGGTAGTCCAATCAAATGCTTCTTTCCCGGACGAATCACTGCTAAGAACATAGCTAATCTGGTCATGCTGTCAATTGGTTCTGGCATCTTTTGCATACTAGCATAATGATTGCTAACGTGAATCAATTGTTCTACAAACAGTTTATCCTTTAGTTTGTCCCAATTAGGTTCACGCATCAATTCAATTAAGTGCATTTCATCACGCACCTTGTCATATACATGCACATTCAAAAAGTCTAGTTTAAGATATCCACGCTTCTCTGCTTCAGTATAATCAATATTAGCCATGTCATTGATACTATCATACGGTATATCAGTTACATATATTCCTGTTGCATGTTTGCGAATAGGCTTGACATTACGCATAGAGGCGGGAATATATTTGATATGTTGCAATATCTTTTCTCTGTCCCCGAAATCAATGTCAATGTCTGAATTAAATTTCATTATATTTAGGAATGCAATTATTTAATGCAGATTCAAGACTTTGTATGGGAAATGTTGATTGCAATTTAACAGTGTTTAATACACAGTTGCTACGAGGTGCCACTACTGCTTTTATAAATTCTTCTTTAGTAAACCATTCTTTATCAAAACCAAGCATATCTGCTAATTGTTTAGTAGTGGTTGAACCTGGATTACAAACATTGTATAATCCTTTAGGTATTGTCTTATGATTGTTTGCAAACTCTACTGCAACTTTAGCTACATCAGGAACATAACTCAAACTGTTTTCATAGTCAATTAGTTTTTCATAACGTGCTAACTTACTGAATAGATTTTTAGGATCATGGTCATCGCTAAAAGGCATACGAATACGCAACAGATAACTCTTATTCATATAGGGTTCTAATAGTTTTTGTTCTAGTGCTTTACTACCGCTATAGAAACTACCATTATTAAAATTGAAATTAGGTTCATCAGATTCACTATAATGCTTTTCATAACCCGTGTATACACAGCCACTAGAAATATGTACAATAGGACATTTTTCTGTTTGTTCTAAGAACAATGGATATAACACATTACCATCAATTGTTTCTTGTTTATAAATCTCGCAAGCATCTACGTTAGGCACTCCTGTAAATCCAGTAGCATTGATAATTGCTCGTTTACCGGCTGGTATAGGATCATTATGTCTAATCCAAACGTGTTCTAAATTTTGTGTTTCTAATTCTTTTTTTATCGCTTTACCGATATATCCATGTCCTATTAATATAATCATAACTGTCCTTTGTATCTTTCTATAATTTCTGGGCTATGTTGAGCCGGTCCGTTTGCACTTGTATCTTTCTGTTTTTCTAATTCATATACTCGTTTACGTAGTTCACTTGAACTATAATTGTGTTGTCTCTTATGATAATACAATTCAATGCCATTGTCAATACAATATCTCTTTCCGGTGAAATCTCTATTGAGATATTCTTCACTTAGGAAACGAATATTAATAGTTTGGGTCATAAGCATTTGTAATAAATCATATTCAGTTGAGTAGACCAAAATCTCATCCACATACTTACATGCCTGCAATTGCACGTATCGTTCATATACGCTTTGACATGGCTTGTTTTTAGCACCCGGTCTGTCAATTGTAGGGTCAACTTGTAATGCGACTATCAAATAGTCACATAATTCTTTTTCCATCTTTAACATTGTTACATGCCCTGCATGAAACAAATCAAAACTACTGCAATTAAATCCAATTTTCATTTTCTAGGTTCTACCAATCCTGCTTTTATTAATTTAACATATGCTTGCTGTACAACAATTGCTTGACGTTCAGCATCTTCAACTGCTTTGTGACTAGTGACATGTCCGCCTGACTTAAGTTTAACACCGGTAATATCATAGATAGTTCTAGTATCTCTAATGTTCCAGAAACTCCAAGGTGGCAATTGTTTAAAGTTTCGCCATGCACTTTCCATTACAACAATGTCAAAACTAGCACCGTTGCTCCACACATGACCATTATTATATTTCCAACACCATTTATAAAGTGTATCCATACAATCTTTAAATGATACTCTATCTCTATCACCTAATGCTTCTTCCTGTGCGGCTTCACTTTGTTCTCCCCACCAACGTAATGTATCATCATTGATAACTCTGTTATAAAGTTCTGTTTGATCTTCTATCGTTGGTCTTAGTTCTAATCGTTCAATAATACCTTGACCTTTAGGATCAAACAATACTACACCGATAGTAAGTATAACACAATCAGGCGATGTGTCTAGGCTTTCAATATCAATCATTATATCTGCCATACTATACTTTCCACATTTCGTACATAGTTTTAAATTTATCTTCCCAGATTATAAGTGTAACATTTCCTGAGGTTAATAGAAAGTCCCATCCCATACCACGTTCACCAAAATTACGTCTGCACCATTTTACAATTACACTTGGATCTTCTTTTTTACTCTTACATTCATATACATATGATTTTCTGTTACCACGACTCATGTAAGTACGGTCAAATATCTCATACTCTATTCGGTCTTCATTGATTGGTAAGGGTATGAATGTACCTGATGGTTTCATTATTGCCATTATTGATATTTCAGTGCAAACCAAGTTGCTAATGATTCCTTATAGAATGTAAATATTGTATATCGTTCATTATACTCTTCTCCAGCACTCCAGTCATTGTTTTCGGGCTTATGATATTCAAAATCATAATCAATACCTTGAACATGTCCGGTACTACGTAACTCACGCACTATTTCCATAG